TTAGCAGTAAAGCCGACATCTGTAATATTTGTTGCAGTAAGAGATGTAAAGTTGGCATAACGAGGAATGGTTGGTAGTGTCCAGCCAAGCGTTCCATAAACCATTTCATTAATTGGTGCATTTATATAGTCACCAAGAGTGATGGTTAATGTACCGTCACCGTTATGCCCCACATCACCAGTCCAGGATGTTAGCGTTACAGGAGAGTTAGCAATATTGGCACTTATAACTGAGCGAGCAACTTGGTTTCCATTTATATAGATACGCCCGTCCCAAGTTCCGTTTTGTGTGTATGCACCACTATCTGAAAATGCTTGCAGGGTTAAGGATATATTGCTTGTATTGTTTGCAATACTTTGGCTGTTGACATTGTAAACCAATCGCCCGTTCCAGTTATTGAAGAACGAACCATTGGAGAATTTTCTGTCCCAGTTAGCCATTGTTATGCCTCACGACTAACAGACACCACATCCCAACGGGTCAGTGAACTATTGTAGGCAACTACGACATACACGGTTTTACCAGCAGTTGTAGAAGCAGGTTTTGTCACGCCACAGTTTACATAGGTTGCGTCCCAAGTAAGTGTACGAGAAGTTCCATCGTCCTTGATTCGGATAATAAGAGTTTGTGTATCGTATGGTGTTCCAGAAGGTGCAGCGATTGTAGCGTTAGTTGCAAGAGCTGTGACAACAACACCACGAGTAGTAGTTGTAGGTGTAATAGTAGCATTAGAAGTGATAGTAGTTGGACCAGCAACCTTGTCTGGCGTGATAGTAGTGGCAGCAATTTTCGCACCAGTTACAGCGCCATCCTTTAAGTTATTGCTATCTATTTTTCCATTGAACTCATCATAGATGGTGTTCATAGGGGTGTTGACATCTGAACCATCAATGGTTGTTCCGTCTGGAATGTTACTAAAGCTAATAAGACCCATGTTATTCTCCTAACCCCATTAACGCTTGATTTTGTATATCTGCTGGGCTAAATACTGTTGTGCCTGTACCGCCTGCTGGGAACTGTTTAGCTAAGTTATTGAGCTTAGAGCGAATCTCTTGTTCGCTGTCGTTAATGTTAGGTGCGTATCGTTCCAACATCTTCTGTTCATTGGCAGTAAATGATGTACCACCACGAGTACGAGCGATTGTTGCAAGGAGGTTACCAAGATTTGTGTAGAAGTCAACAGTGTTCTGGTCACCTATGCCAAAGCCAGCTTTAGCCATTTCAATCTTTCCAAGGATACCTTTAGGACCGATAATGACACCACCAGAATTGATTTGGTTAGTAACATCATTAAGCAAACCAATAATGTCTTGGCGAGCCTGTTGTGCTTCAGTAAGATTCTGAGTCTTAGTCTGGTTCTTGATATTAGACTGAACAGTATTAAAGATAGCAATGTACTTGTTAGCGTTCTTCGGGTCACGAGACACATCGTACAGCATGTTCTCTATTGGGTATGGATTAACTGCTTGTGGAGCAGCTACTGGCTGTGTTGTTTCAACAAATGCCTGTTCATCAGCGATAGATGGGTTAGCAGATTCAAGATTGAATTTACCGCCGATAACAGCACCAACCAATTGTCGTTTGGCAGCACTAGGAGCAGCAGTTCTAACAGCACCTGCTATTTGTCCAGGAGCTAAGCCACGAAGGGTTGCTATGTTTGCACCAATACCACCTTCAACCAATGGCGCACGACCCTGACCACCAAAGCGTAGGGCTTGTTCTAGCCGAGTCATGCCTTGTGCAGCAGATGGAACAAGAGGCTGTGCTACTTGTCCAGTGGCAGGAGCAGCTTGTCTGCCAGTACCAGCAAGAACACCAGCGGCTCTTTGTAATGGACGACCACTAATTCTGTTCATAAGCGGAAGTGGGGCATTGATTCCCCTTGGAGACCTAGCTATTGCACCAAGTATATCTTGCGCTACCATTGCATCACTAAAGTCAGCGTTTAGTGGTTTAACACTAGGTACTAACTTGTTGATTGAACTATTAAGAGATTGTGTTGCACTACGAGCAAACATCTCAGAACCAGGAACCATAGACTGTGGGTTTCGTGTCCAGCTAATAGCCTCATTTGAAATTTGCTTTTTAATTTGCCATAGGTCATCTGGTGTTTTAGCAGAACGAACAGCTTTAAGTGTGTTCTTAGCAAATTCACTATTCTTATAGTTGACACTTTTGACAGCAGAAAATTTATTAGTTAGGTCACTAAGTAAAGTATTTTTTTCAGCGGTAAATGTTTGTGCTGGAATTTTAACTGGCTTAATTGTATCAGATATATTTTTACCAACCTGTTTTGCAAACTGTTCAACTTTTGGCAGTGCGTTTACGGAATCATCTATTGAACTTACACCAGCTTTATTGTAAACAACACTTAATACTCGTGTTGCACGATTTGTTCCAAGATTTTGACCAAGATACCGAGTTTCAGCACCTATACCAGTCTGCATTGTAGCAGCACGACCAGCAGCACTTGTTAATCTCGGCACGCCAGCAGCAGTTGGAGCCAGAGCCTGAGCAGCCTGTGTGCCAGTCCTACGAGCTACAGCTTCAGCAGCAGTTCTACCTGCACGAATGCCAGTAACAGCACCAACAGCCCTCAATGGACCGTAACCCAACACACCAGAAATAGCAGCTTCTTTTGCCACTGTACCAGGGTCTAAAGCACGACCACTTAATGCTTGCTCAAGAGCAGAACCTGCTCCACCACCCAACGCTCCACCAACACCAGCACCAACTGGACCACCAATAATTGCTCCACCAATAGTGCCAGCAGTTCCTAGAACAGCAGGTAATAAAGATGCAGGATTAAAACCTTGTGGCTGAGGTTTAACTGGCTGTTTAAGATATTTATCTAGTGGGTCCATATATTTGCCTTATTTAAAACTTCCTATTCCTCTAATAGCAGGAGTAAACGCACCTGGTCTTGGTGTTGGCTGTGGAGAAACATAAGATGCACTACCTATACCAAGTGCTTGTAGGGCATTTTTATATTGAACTGGGACATTTCTAAAATTAGAATCCGCATATTGAATAGCAATACGAGCATTCGCATCACCACCATCAGCCAAACTTTGCAAGAAGTTTTTAATATCTCCGCCTTTACCGCTTTGTTGAGCAAATTGAATAGCAGATATAGGTTTACCACCAACATCAAAGAAATTGTAGCCTTTACCACTGGCTGTTTTTGTAAAGGATGGACCAGTTGAAGCCGCAGGCTGTCCACCACCCTGCATAGCGTTCATAAGTCCGCTTAAATCAAATGTTGGTCCACCGCCGTATCCTCCACCACCACCGGCAGAACGCTGTGCAGAAAGTGATTGCTCAAACTGTCGCTGCTGTTGTTCTCGGTTAAGGACATTTTGAAGATTAGTGGTTGCAGCCTGTCGCTGTGCGAGTTCTACATCGGCAAGAGCTTTTTGTAAATTGAAAGTCGCTTGTTGCTGTTGAGTACCTAGATTAGCAAGAGCTGGTAAATACTTCTCACCAGTATAACGAGCCATTTCTTGTGGACGAAATCCACTAAAGAATGTACCTCGTGTTTGAGCAGCCTCACCGATGTTTCTAAAAGCATTTATTTTAGCCTGTTCAAGAGCTGATTTCTGCCCCTCATATTGAGCTGGAAGTGCGGCAATCTGTTGTTGAACTAAAGCTCTCTGTGGGTCATACACAGATGCTAGGTTCGCATATTCTTGAGCTAATCGTGCTTGGTCCATATTAGTATTCCTGATAATCCTCTACTGTCGTTTCAAGACCTATTCCTTGAAAGTTCTTTATACCTAGTGACTTCACAGCTTCTATCTTTGCTTCTCTGTTCTCACCAGGCTCACCCAGTGATGCAAATAGTTCTGCAATATCAGTTCGTGTAATTGTTCCTTTCTCTTTTAGGGATTCTACCGATACCATGTCTTTATAATATCCTTGTTCTTGTTTTTATCGCAATACTATTGCTTTATTTTAATTCTATAGCGTATATAACAGGACCTTCACTTTCACCGAAATCCACATTACCACCACTATTATTTGTAATTTTGAGCGAATAGGTATATGTACCAGCAACAGGCGCATCTATTACAGAAAGACAGTAAGGATTGTTCTCATTTGCAGCACTAGATTCAAACTGCACTTTTTGACCAATAGCAGTTGTATCTCTGTAAAGATTTATAACACCCCAACCACCAGCAGATAACGGATTAGCATCACCAGAACAAACAATTTGAACAGGACTGCCGTTAGTTGTGATGGTAACACTTACTATTGTTGCTGGTAATGCAGCACCAGTATAACTATATTTAGTACCTTTTGTTTGAGTATAGTTTATGTTTGAGGCAAGGCGACGAAAGTTCTCATTGAGCAACGCAACTAAATCCCTGTAACTGACATCAGGGTGTAACTGAATAATTGGTTTCTCAATAGATGGCATGTTTACCTCTTAGAGCGTTTACGAGCCATACCAGCCTCAGACATTGCAATCGCAATAGCTTGCTTTCGGCTTTTAGCTGAAGGAGCTTTTTTTGGTCCTTTAGGATTAACACCAGCATGTAGTGTGCCTCTCTTGTATTCACCCATAACTTTCTTTATTTTAGCCTGTTTAGCTGACATTTTTTTCATTGGCATATAGCCCCCTTTCTTATATTGGTCTTCTCAATCTAGTGTATGTTGAGAACCCTAGTATATGAACTGGGTTGTTCACACCATACTGTGAGAAGCGAATCTGATGTCTGGAGTTTTGTCCAGGTACACTGAGGCGAGGTGGCTGGAATAGTTGATTGCCACCCCAGATAGCACCACCGCCCCAAGTGGCACCCCCACCCCAAGTTGCAGCATCTGTGCCAAGATACACACGATTTGTAGATGGTGAGTTAAGATAGTCTGCATCTACATCTACATTTGCATAATAAGGACCTTCACCAGCCCTGAATACAGGGTATAGTCGTTTAATGCGATGTTTACGAGAAGGGTGATTAAATGAGAAGTATTTAGTCCAGTAGTCAAAGAGGATTGGCTTGCCAATATCTGAGCCACCAGTTTCTGCATACATCAATCGGCTAACACGAGATGAGCCAACAACAAACTGGTTAGTGTCTGTCTGAGAGGCTAGTGCTGTGCCACAAGATACAAACACCCCAGTGTCCTGCATCCATTGGAAGTAGTCTAAGTTGTCTATAAGGCAGCTGGTTGGCTGGCTGCTACCAGATGGCGTGTAATAGATACGAAGCAGTCCGTTACCTACAGTGACAATAACATTGCTGATGTCACTCACTTGGTCTAGCTGTCGCATAACATTAGTGCCTATTGCTTTGTCAGTACCACCGTTATAGGCATAGACATTCCTGTCATCAGATACAAAGTAGATAAATGACTCATACTTAAAAGCTGCTTTCTTGCCAACAACTCCCTTAACAGCAGTAGATTCAAGTAGTGAGAAGTTAGATACATTAGTTCCATAAAGAACATATTTAGTGCGTCTTGTAAAGAACACTAGGTTGCCCTGAAAGGTTTCCATGTAAACAACATAGTCTGCTGTACTAGGGGCAGGTATATATATAAAGGCAGTTGAATCAAATGTCTCAAGAGCATCAGGAGTAGAATAAATAACTTTGTTATTGGCTTGTAGCAAGTACAGAGCCTGCTTATGAAGCCTAATGCCAACACTCACTCCAGGTGAGCCACCCATATCTGATACAGATGTACCGTTGTAGACTTTAGGATTATCTACACCATTAACGAAGTAACATTTGTTATCCACATTGACAAACTCATAATGAGTAGCAGTTGATGTAAGTGTCACTGTTATTTGAGTGACAGCCCCAGTAGAGTCGTTCACTTTGTATAGCCCGACACCAGTAGAGTTCTTAGCGACAAAGATTGTTTCAGGGTTAGCATTTGTTCGGTAAAAGCGATGCACAGCCAAAACACCACCACCAGGAGCAAGATATGTTTCAAAGTTAATGTCGTATGTCGCTGCTGTCCATGTGTTACCAGAGCTTGTAGAAATCTTTGCATCTGTCGCATTAGTGGTTGTTGACACTGTATATGTGCCAGTACCTTCGTCCTGTTGACGCAAGACTATCCAGTAAGTAGCACCTGATGTAAGTGTTGGTGCTTCTACAAAGAGAGCGTATTGCATAGCATAGCTAGAAGTAATAAGAGTCTGGTCAAATGAACTAGTAGCAATAATGGTTCCAGGATTACCAGAACTGTCTTGGTGAATAGTTACAATAATAGGCGCGGTACCACTATTGATATTTTTTAACTTGACACCAACCTTAGCAAGATTATTAGTTGCACTTGGTACAAACTTTTGTGCAATCCATGTAATGTTTCCAAAGTTGACATCACCAGCCCCTGTTGTGCTGGCTTGTTCTGTATTCTTTGACTCATCTACTACATCAGAGTATTTAGTGTGTCCGTTACGCTTAGAGATAGCTACACGACTCTCTAGCTGGTCGTGGTTATACACACGAAAGTTCCTCGCAAATGGCGAGTTGCTGTCTTTCATTGTTTCATCTGGTGAATAAAGGTCTAGTCCACCAAGAGCGTAGAAGTTGTTTTCTACAAGTGCTGTCTTATTAGTGGATACAAATCGTCTGCGTGGTCCGAAAGGGGAAAGTGCCATGACTATATACCCCCGATAGTTCTACCTACCCTGCGGTTTCTATTAGGTTGTCGCATGACATGGGGCAATCCCATCTGTCGCTTGAATCTTTCATCCATGTTATCTACTTGTATGTCTACTTGCTGTTGGATAAGCTGTGCTTGGTCATAGTCATCGTTATGCTCTAATGCTCGCTTGTAACCTGCAAGAACGACTAACTCGCTGAAGCTTTCTGGTATTTCTGGGACATCTGTATCATTGACAAGTTCACCAACTGATTTAAGATACTTGAGTTTGAGGTCATAAACTGCATCTGCATTAGGATAGACAAATATATCACCATTAAATACTCGCCAGTAAGCAGGAACAGTGTTGCTTACATTGTTTGGGTTAGCCATTACTGTATCAAAGTCTTCGTACTCTACATAGGTGAGTTCTATGGCTTTATTCTTTGGGTTATAGATGCGCAGAGATATTGGCACTTCTAGGTCAATAGGTACACCAGTGACAGTGGAATCACCAATGACAGTCTGTATAGTGGCTTCTCGCTCCATAAAACGAAAGCGACGAGCATTTAAAATGTCCCTGATACCATCATTGATAAACTGATTGAGTTTGGCTGCTCCAAAGCTCGTATCATCTAGTTTCTGTTCAATTCTACTGCGAACACTTTGTAGGTTGTAACTCATATCTTTATCTTATCTTTTACAATTTCTCTTTGCAATTTTATGTTGTCTAGTATGTTAGGTCTTAATGATGTAGTTGACGAGCAAGGTTGGTTGCACATTGTTGTGGGCTGTATCGCTACCAGTTGATGTAGTTACAGTTTGACCATTATCCCATCTGACAGTTGCGTATGTTCCTGAGCCAATAGTTGTTTGAGTTGTAGCACTACCATCAACTGTGATAAACTTCCCACCACCAGTTCCGACTGGACTGTGATTATGTGACGCTAATTCCGCAGTAACAATCGTGTGAGATTCTGCACCACCAGATGCACCGAGATTGCCGTAGGAGCCTTGTGAGCGAGCCAGTGTCATGCGTGATGCTGCCGTTCCACCCATTGCATCTGCGCCTGCTAATACTCGGCCACGAGCGTCAGGGATAGTAAAGGTTGTCGAACCATCACCTAGACCGTAGGGGCAACCGAATAAGGTATGTGTGCCGCTCTGGGTGCCTGATGTCGCAATCTTTGTTCCTGCAACGGCATTAGCCCTAGATGTCGCCAGGTTGTAGCTGTTGGCATCTACTTTGATGACATAGTAGAGCGTATTAGTCGATAGTCCTGTTGGCAATGCGCCAGTTGTCGTAAGATACACCGCATCACCAGTGACAAATGGGTGTCCTGTTTGAGATACAACGCCAGGCGTAGCAATAGTAATCGTGACGGTTCCTTGCGAGGGAACAAGGGCATTGAATAAATCAGCGTAAGTGGTTCGTGAAACAGTCTGGCCATAACAGAGCAACCAACCAGAAGGAGCGGTAACTCCGGCATAGGTCCAGATAGTTCCTGGGAAGTACATTTCGTTAGTAGTGACTAAAGTTGCTGGCATATATTCTCCTTATGTACCTATCACCATGATTGTTACTTGACAGGTTGCGTTTGTTGCCGCCCACATATAGACGCCTACATTTGATGTGCTGTATGTGGCGATATTGGTGGTTTGCTTTGCATCAGCACTAATGGGGTACGCAGTAGCGCCAGCGTATTGAACAGTAGTGAAAAAACTGGTTGGAAGGGTGAAGTTGTACTGAGTAGCAGTAGTCGTTGTTGAGATAGTTGTGCTTACTCCCCAAAGGATTTTTATGCCACCTAAGTTGATGTAATACATCGTGCCACCAGCGTTACCAGCATTTGCTTGGCTGTTTACCGCGTTTTGTAATTGTGAATTTGTGACCTTCTGTCGTGCCATGATTTATCTCCTTATGCACCAATCGGAATCGCTAAAATTTTTGTTCGAGTTGGTGTCCATATACCAGTAAATGATGCACTATTCACCCTAATTTGTACCTTCATTGTATTACTTCCTGGTGTTAATCCAGTCAATACATCCATTACGGCAATGTTAGCTCCGCCGTATTGTGCAGTTGGCGTAACGGCAAATTCCATACTATTTGTTGAACCGATAACTACTCGACAATAACAGTCGAAAATGCCTGTAACATTTGATTGTGCTCCGACCGTTCCAACTACAAGCATTTTTCCAGATGATGGGACATTCACAGTGACTGTACCGAGATTAGTAAAATCAACATATGTGGCAGATGCCGTAGTTTGTTGTGAACCAGAGCCACCAAGGATAGCTGATGACCCAATATCGAATAAGCTGCTTACAATTCGTGCATTGGCATCCAGTGGCATGAGCTTATTTGCCGTTGCCGTCGAGCTTGCTTGAATACCACCGACATCACTGGCTGAGCCTGTTGAAGTGAGGGTGTTCTGATAACGAACTTCTATCACATCACCTGTTAATGGAGCATCCGACATCGCAAATGTGCCGCTAGCTGGTGTTGTCTCAGTGTAGTGCGTTGTGCGCTGTTGTTTAACACCGTTGATGTAAACCTCAAGTGTTCCACCAATAAATGCTTTAGCAGTCGTAAAGTTGACATTTGTGCCATTGACTGACCCTGAAGGTGTTTCGTTCGTAATTAGTTGGCTAACGCCCTGAGCAAATGTGCCTGAAGTGAGTTCATAGTCGGCTAATAGTGCAGTGCCAGTTGCAGGAGCTGTTGCCATTGTGATTGTATTACCTGAAATAGTGTAGTCGTTTCCAGCGCCAGGTTTGAGGCGAACACCGTTCTTGTAAAGACGGAGGTTATTTGTATAAGGCGTGTTGGCTAATGTAAAAGTAACATTTGTTCCATTGATTGTGCCTGTGGGTGTTTCATTTCGTATTTGTAGGGTTGAGTTGTTGGCATCAACATAAGTCTTAACTGCGTTCTGAGTAGGGTACAGCGTATCTGAAGTTCCGAGGCTGGTCGAGGTGGACTTATTGGCTACATTCTCTGCAGTGAAACCTAAAGCAGCCTGTTTGTTATTGAAGGTAGTCCAGTCAGTGGATGAAAGGTAGCCTGCCTGTGTACCACTTGCCTGTTTTACCTGGATACTAGTTCCAGAACCAATAACTGAACCAGTGCCACCACTTATAGTAAGCACAGAAGAGGTAGATTCTGTGAGGTTTCCTTTTGTAACAGCAGGTTCTTTATTATTAAAAGTAGTCCAATCAGTGCTAGATAAATAACCAGCTTGTGTGCCTGATGCTTGTTTGACCTGAATTGATGTGCCAGAGCCGATGACAGCACTTGAACCACCAGAAATGGTCAATACTGAGGATGTAGATTCAGTCAAATTACCTTTTGTAAGGGTTGGTTCTTTGGTGGCTAGTCCTGTGTCTACATATGTTTTGACAGCTTTTTGGCTGGGGTATTTAGTATCAGATGTACCTAATGTGCCAGTAATGTCTTTATTTGCCACATCTTCAGGTGTGTAGCCAAGCACAGTGGGAATAGATTTGTTCTTCCATAAACCAGTTGAACTTTCATATGCCAGTATCTGATTGTTTGCTAGTGAAGTAACAAGAACATCGTGTAGTTCTTCTATCTCATAACCATTGGCAACATTTACAAAGATTTCACCAACAGTCGCACTCTTTCTTGTAACCACACCAATATAAACAAGATTTGCTGGGGCAACAGGTTTATTAGAAGCTCCATAGAGCAGGTTGCCATTGGTTCCAAGCCATACAGGGTCGCCTTCTGTTCCAGCAGCCGAAGTATCTATGTTGGCGATTAGCCCTTCAGTGACAACATATCCCTGACCGTTAGTAGCTAGTGTGGACTGAGAAAGACCAAGAACCTTAGAGGATTTTTCTTCAGAGTCGTTTGATGCCTTAGATACAAGCATGTTTGTACCAGTAGCACCAGATACATACACAGCCATACCTTTTGTAATAGCCTCTGCTGCTTTTACAAGGTGTCTGGTAGATGAAGCAAAGTTGTCTATCCATGTAACATCATAGTCTGTTGCAGATGCCTTAGCTAAAATCTGACCCTCAGTGCCACCTACGGGGATTCCTGATGCAGTAGATTCAATTTCAATGTCCTGTCCAGTCTGAGTAAGAACGACATTAGGTCCTGCAGACAGGGTGACATCACCAGTTAGTTTAGGCTCACCAGTAACAGAGATGCTGGTGCTAGGACCACCACCACCTCCACCACTTGTGGAAATAACTTTATCTTCTATTGGGGAAAGACCTGTTGGGTCTAATGGATTAATCTTGTACCGTGTCATCTGATTCATCCTCTGACGGCATTACTTCTTTGATGGCTTCGTTGAAGAGCATGTATTCGTGATTACCATACAGCTCCCAGTTCCTTTCATAGTTATCTTTACCAAACTTGTATCGTACTTTACCTTCAGCCGCTTCGTTGTACATGATGTACCACTCGCCCTTGTCATTAACAAAGCCAAAATACTGATAGCCAAGTACAGGTTCTGCACTATCGGCAACACGGAAGTCTTCTAAATCAATATCATCAGACTTCTTATCTTCTATTTTGTATTCTTTGTCTTTGCCTTTCTCTTCCATGCGCTTCATCTGTTCCATGTGCCGCATTTGTGACTCACGCTCTTTCTTGTCCATAGCAAGGGTTAGTGCATTGATAGCAACAACAATTCTGTCTATTTCTTTTCTAAAGTCAGGTTGGTTCTTGACAGTAACAGCATCAGGTACAGCTACATTTTGTATCGTGATGTTCTTACTCACACTAGCCAATGTTTTTGCTACTTTGTCTAGTGCTTTAACAACATCTACATCACCCTTACCCTTGACTTCAAGCATAGGAATAAGGCGTTCAATAGACTGTGAAACTCTTGCTATGTCTGCAACATTGACTACTGGTGTGTTGTTGCCTAACCCAGCTTGGCTCATAAGTTCGGCAAAGTTTTTTGTATCCATGTCTTAATTCTATCTTTTAATAATTTTATCTACAACAAAATAGCATTGACTAGAGCCACAGTCTATTTTCTTGTTGCCATTTAATAGTATTCAGCATACTGGTTTCAAAGTCTACTGGTGGCTCCCACCCCAGTTCTTTTAACTTTGTACCGTCTAGTCCATAATGCAAGTCGTGTCCTGGCTGTGTCGTGTGGAAATCTACTAGTTCATACTTGAGTTCTTTGCCCATGAGCTTTGCAACTGTTTTCGCAAGTTCTAGGTTATCCACTTGTGCATCACCAACTACATTGTACCTATCTGGCATATCTATTTCACCTGGTTTGTGTAATGTCGGAGTGGTATTATTTAGTATATAAAGTATAGCATCTGCTGCATTACGGGAGTGTAGGTAATAACGAGTACCGATTTCTCCATTAACAGAGTGAACAGTAACAGTTTTATCTTTCTCGACAAGGTTTTGTATCTTTGCAGTGTATTTACTTGGTGATTGCATCTCGCCAAAGTTATTCATCGTGTTGGTGATAATAACTGGGACACCATAACTTCTCCAATAAGAGATGGCAATTGCTTCTTGAGCTGCCTTAGAGGCTGCATATGGATTGCTGGGCAGGATAGTTGACCATTCTGCGTGTCCCTTACCATCTTTTGTCGCCTGTCCATACACTTCATCTGTGGAAAACTGAATAAATGACAGAGGTTTTAGTTCTCGTGCTAGTTCCAGGACATTGAGTTCTAGGTCTACATTGTTCTTTACAAATGGAACTGGGTTGTCTATGCTGTCCTGCACATCAGATAGGCTTGCTAGATGAATAATGTGAGTGATAACACCAATATCAAAGATTTCTCTGTCAGTAAATGGTGCCGTGAGGTCATGTGTAATGATTTCAATGCGTTCTCGCCACTCTGGGTGGTCTTCGCATACAGTTGTTATTCTGTCAAAGTAGCCTTTGTGCCTAAATGAATCTGTTGCAACAATATCCCAATCAGTATTGTGCATAATATGAGCAATAAAGTGGACTCCTATGTTGCCACCTGCTCCTGTTAATAGAACTCTTGTTTTCATTTAATCCCCTTTAATAGTTTAATTGCTTTCTTTACACCGTCTGGGTCTACAATGACATCACCTGCTGTATAAATTGGGATAAATGCTTTTCCTTCTGCGAGCAACTTATTTGCATGCTCTTGTCTGACATTCATCCGTCTATCACCAATCTGTATTTCTATTAGTTCACCAGCTTTCTTTTTAGTTTTATTGATATAGGCAACCAGTTTCTTGTATTTATCAAGGATAACAATCTCATCTGCACCGTTATTGCTGGCATTTGTACCTTTAGCCTTTAGTTTACGCTGTTTAAGAATAGTTTTAGAAACTGCAATCGGCTTACCTCGCAGATAGTTATACAGTCCAAAAGTAATATCATGCTGTCCGTATGATGTCTTTGGGTCGTTTTTCTTTGCTAAGAACCTCACTTTATTCTCATGCCCGTAGTATTGCCATGATATATCTGAGCGAAATACTGGTGTTGGTAGGTCATTAAACACTTTTCTTTTAATCAGCATGAATCCAGTGCCAGTGAAGATGGCTTTACCTTTTGTATCATATAGGACTGTGCCGCTTGGTTCGCTATTAATTGGATAGTCGCAGGCAATAATGTCCTCATCTGCTTCTAAAAGCTCTCGCAGAATGCCTTTAGATAGCACCATATCATCTTCAACTATCAATATGTGGGTGTGTGAGCCTTTCAGAGCCTTTGTGAGGGGCATGTTGAAGCATTTAGGTAAACTATTGCCATGTGACCAATAAAGCTTGTGCTGGATGCCCCACAACTCGTCTAGTAATTCTTTTAATGTTTCAGTGAATAACATACCCCTAGATGGTAGTATGACACCGATACTTATCCGTTTATCAAACAATGATGTGGTCTTCATCTTTCAAGCGAGCCTGTCCGTCTTCGTAATAAATAAAGTCTGGTTTCTCACCCAGCACTTCTATTGATTTCACTTTAGCCAATCGTTCAAGATAACCTTTGACTAATTCAGTGTTTGATGTCTTTGCAGTATTATTCTTCCACACCTTAGTCAAGGTATATATTTCATCTACACCATCATTTGTATGGTCTTTACCCTTAGCTTTGAGCTTTCGCTGTCCTGCTGTTTGGTCCATTACGAGAATAGGCAGGTCATTCGTCCACATAGTAATGCCAAAGTGAACATCGTGCAGTCCATAGGTCTTGATGCGTGATACATCTCGTGACCAGCAGACAAGGCGATTATCTTTTGTAATCATCATGTCCCATGCAGTGTCAGTCGTGAAGATTGGCTTTGGCATCGCATCTAATACCCATCGTTCAATGAGCATGAAGCCTGTTCCTGTATAAAATGCCATGCCAGATGGGTCATGCAGCGTTGTTGCATCACCGTCTTTTTGGAATGGATAGTCAAGTGCCACCACTGGATGCTTTTTATCAAGCATCTTTGTAAGTATTCCCCTAGGAATAATCATGTCATCCTCAACAATAAGGATATGAGTATAGCGTTTGTCTTTGAGGGCTTCTTCTAATGGAATGTTGAAGCAGTCTGGTAAGCTATTCCCCACCGAAAAGAATATCTTGTATGAGTAACCGTAAAGTTCTCGCAGCAATTCTTCACATGTCTGGCTAAATGACATGCCCCTGCTTGCCAGTATGACCGCTATGTGGTGCATACTACTCGCCTAGTTGGTCTAGAACATCAGTGAGGAAGTCAATCTTTCGGACCATAGTCTTCATGTTGAACTCATCCTCATCTGCTGTCTTTGAATCGCCTCTATCGATAGCCTCATCACGACTAAGTACAAGACGATATAGGATTGATTTAGATTCATCAATCTGTGATTTAACTGTTTGTACTCGCTGCGCTACAGATGGTAGATAACTATCTTTGATTTCCATAGGTCCCCCTTATTTTATATTTCAGATTATACACAAATTAAAAACGAAAGCAATATAAACAAAAAAAACTCTCCTTAGGCAATAAACCGTTCTGGTTGTCTTTGTCTTGATAGGAGTGTTCCTTTGACATCCAAACCGGAATAAACCGAAATGTCTGGACACTCCTACTATTATTATAAATAAAAAGGAGCCTACCGACTAGCTCCTTTTTCTATGGAAGGGG